CCTTACCGGGTGCAGGACTATGTCGGCAAGGATGGGAACATGGTTTACCGGGACAAGGAGCGTCCGATTACCTTTCGGGGCTTTGAAGGATGGCTTGCAGAAAATGGGGTTTGCTATGACCTTTCGGATTACAGGAAGGGGACTACGGACCTGCACAAGACATTCTCCCCAATCATTACACGCATAAGGCTGACCTGCGACAAGGATATGCTGGAGGGTTCAAGTGCTGGCGTTTACTCGGCCAACATCGCCTCACGTCTGCTTGGCTTGGTTGACAAGCAGGAGAACACGGTTCACATTGAGCAACCCCTGTTTGGGGATGGACTTTAAGTACACGACCGCTATCAGCCGAATCCGTCGGATGACGGCCCGGAAGAAGGTCATCCAAGGCGGAACAAGTGCGGGGAAAACGCTCGCCATCCTTGCGGTCCTAATCGACATCGCAGCAAAGAAGAAAACCGAGATATCGGTAGTTTCCGAATCCATCCCCCACCTACGGAGGGGTGCAATCAAGGACTTTGCCAAGGTCATGCAATGGACGGGCCGATGGGTCGCAGACCGATGGAACAAGACCCTGCTGACTTACAACTTCGCCAACGGTTCAATCATCGAGTTCTTTTCGGCTGACTCCGAGGCAAGGCTCCGAGGTGCAAGGAGGCAGGTCGTCTACATCAACGAGGCGAACAACATCGACTTTGAATCCTACTACCAGTTGGCAATCCGTACAAGCGAGGCCATCTACATCGACTTTAACCCGACGCATGAGTTTTGGGCGCACACGGAGGTCCTGCCCGAACAGGATGCAGAACTGATAATCCTAACCTACAACGACAACGAGGCCCTGCCTGATACCATCAAGAGGGACATCGAACTCAACCGCACCAAAGCCGAAACGTCAGCCTATTGGGCGAACTGGTGGAAGGTGTACGGCCTCGGTCAAGTCGGGACGCTTCAGGGTGCGATATACGAGGACTTCGAGGTGGTGGAGGGTATCGATGTCAGCCGAGCGAAATTCGTCGCCTTAGGGCTTGACTGGGGCTTTAGCAACGACCCTACGGCCTTGGTCGCTATATACCGCCAAGGGGACTGCCTGCTGATTCAGGAACTACTGTACTCCACGGGCCTGACCAACCAAGACATCGCAGACAAACTGCGGTCCTTGGGCATTACCCGGGCTTGGGAGATTGTCGCAGATTCAGCCGAACCCAAGAGCATCGAAGAAATCTACCGACTTGGCTTTAACATCAAGCCAGCAGAGAAAGGCCCCGATTCGGTTCGGAACGGCATCGACATCCTGAAACGCTTTAAGTTGCAGGTAACCAAGGATAGCACCAACCTCATCAAAGAACTGCGCTCCTACACTTGGGCAACCGACAAGGAGGGCAAGAACACGGGGGTCCCGATTGACTCATTCAACCACGCCTGCGATGCGATGCGGTATGTGGCACTCAACAAGTTAAGAGTAAGCAACTCAGGGAAGTACGTTGTGGTTTAACTTTGGGGCATGAAGAACAGGAAACCCGATAGCCATATCATAGTTTTTACAGGGGATTTGGGGACAAGGACCTTGATAGATGGGGCATACGATTTAGCCCAACGTCTTGGATATAGCCGAAGCCAAACCCATTTGCTGAATTACGATTACACTCCAACCTTACACGAAAGAATACCCAAAAAATACAGGTTGCCCTACGGTAATCCTGACGATTGGTTTATTAAGCAATTCGTGGATAAAGGCTATATCGTACAAGTTGAACCATCTTTCGCATGAACACCGAACGCATCCTTGACCTGCTCATCGAAATCGGCAAGACGCTTGCAGCCGTTTTCTTCATTTTCACTTTACTGACCCTCCTTTGGACCTTATGAAAGTCGTTCACTACTACCACATTTATTGCGGAGGGAATTGGCAGTTAATCCTGAATCAGCACATGATGGCGGTGTGCAATTACGGACTCATCAACATCTTGGATGAGATAAGGGTCGGCATCGTCGGTCCACCCGAACAACGCAAAGCGGTCAAGGAGGTGCTGGAGAACTCGATGGTTGCGGATAAGGTCAAGGTCGTGGTAACCCGAACCAACGCTTGGGAGCAAGCGACCCTTACCGAGATGTACAAGGCGAGTCAGGAAGAGGAAGCCGTGTACCTGTACGCCCACACGAAGGGGGCAAGCGACCCGTCCCTCATCAACCAACTTTGGAACAGGTCTATGACTTTCTTCAACGTCGTGGCTTGGGAACGCTGCCTGCAACTGCTCGAAGGGGTGGATGCGGTGGGATGCCATTGGATTACCAAGGAGCAGTTCCCTCACATGGCGGACCACAACAACCCCGACGGCTACCCGTACTTTGGCGGTACTTATTGGTGGGCCAAGTCGTCCCACATCAAGGAACTGGGTGAGCCGGAACGCAAGCAACGCTGGCAGGCCGAACATTGGATTGGCAAGAAACCCGACACCAAGGTCCACGACACCAATCCCGGATGGCCTTCACCTGAAAAATTCATCATAACCTTCTAACCATGTACCAACACATCCCAACCGACCGACCTATCAAGGGAATCGAGATAGGCGTATGGGAAGCCCACAATTCCGAGAGGCTTCTTGACAAGTTCCCGAACCTACACCTAACGGCTATTGACCCGTTCGAGGGTTATCAAGATTGGTGGGGTTTCATTGATGGAAACACAATGAAAGGCCATGAATACATTGCATTTGAGCGATTGAAGCCATACGTTGACCGGGTTGACATCATTAAGGACTACTCGGACAAAGCCTTGGAGTTCCTTGCTGATGAATCCTTCGACTTCATTTACATCGACGGGGACCATTCCTACAAATGGGCCTTGCACGACATCACAAATTATTGGGCGAAGGTTAAGCCGGGTGGTTTGCTATGCGGACATGACCGTTCCCTTTCGGGGGTAGCCCAAGCCCTTGCAGAGTTCGGTAAACCTTTCACCCCAAGCGAAGAACCACAAAGCGATTCTTGGTTTATTGTCAAGCCCTATTGAACCATGGGCATCCCCGTCATCATCAACAACCGCAACCTGTTGACGTGGCCCAAAGCGATGGTCAGGGACTTGACCAAGTGGGAGGGGATTGGGGACATCTACATCGTGGACAACGGTTCAACCTACGAGCCATTGCTGGAGTGGTACGCCACCACCCCCTGCAAGGTCGTAATGCTTGGCGAGAACTTGGGCCATCAAGCCCCATGGACTTCGGGATTGGTGCAACAACTGGGAGAGCCGTTCTATGCGGTTACAGACCCGGACCTTGACCTGTACAAGACCAGCAAGCGGACGATTCCCATGTGCTTGGAGTGGTTGCAACAATTCCCCCAAGCAGGCAAGGTCGGCCTGTCGCTCCGATGGGATGACGTGCCTCCAAGGTCGTCGTACTACACTCACGTTAACAATTACGAAGCGACTCGTCAGCGGAACTCACGGGTCATCATGGCAGCAAGGGTTGATGTTCCTATCGACACGACCTTTGCCGTTTACAATCGGCAGGAGTATTTTATCGGTGGGGTTTCATTGCTTGAGTCAGCGAGGCACATTCCATGGTATTACTCGGAGAAAGAACGCAAGGCTGATAAGGAGTTCAGTCAGTACCTTGCATCGGCATCGTCGGCATCGTCCTACAAAACCTTCTTGAAACTATGAAACTCCAAGACCTCACCATTGACCAGTTCCAACGCATCGGAGCCATTGAGTTTTCAAGCGTCCTTGGGGACTACGACAAGCGCGCAGGAGTCGTTGCAATCGTTGAGGGGGTCGATATATCGCTCGTAAGAGAAATGCCCGCCAAGAGCGTCCTAAAGCGTTACAAGGCCATCATAAGCGAGTGGAACGCATTGCCTGCCCTTGGGTACAAGCGAAAGTTCAAAGCCGGGGGCAAGTGGTGGATACCTACCGTGTTCACGGATGAGTTGACGGCCGGGCAGTTGATTGAACTCATGGACGCAAACACGACGGACGAAAAGCAACTCCTGCAAAACCTGCACCGAATCATGGCTACATTGTGCCGTGAGGGCGGTCTATTCGGATTCTTCCCGAAAAAGTACGACGGGGCTGCCCATGCAGAACGGGCCGAACTGATGAAGAAACACGCCAAGGTCGGCGACGTTTGGGGGGTTGTCAGTTTTTTTTTGCTAAGTTCCGAACCCTACTTGAAAGTTTTGAGCGACTATTCCAAGCACCTGATGACGAAGGCCGAGGGGCTGACGTAAGTCCTCTCGCAGGGTACGGATGGCTCATGGTCGTTTGGAGGATGGCAAACAAGGACGTGCTAAAGTTCGATGCCATCTTTGCGATGAAGGCGGTGGAGTTTCTCAATTATGCGCTCCTGATTCACGACATCTTGGAAGCCGAGAGGATGGAGGCGGAGCGAGCGAGAAGAAGGTAATATATTTGCATTAGTCAGGTGGCGGAATGGTAGACGCACGAAAAAGCAGGTGAGATACAGACTGCTCCAGTAATGGATGTCAAGCGTCCTCGGAAGGCT